ACCATTTAACTTCTGGACAGCTTATAAGTGGGCTGCTCTAAGAAATCCAGCATGGAACTTACAGGCGAGTTTAACTCCTGGACAATCAAAACAAGAGATTGTTTCTTCCAAAGGAAAGTTAAGAAAGAATAACAGAATAGCGTCTGTTAGAAGTATGGCAGTATTTAAGTACGTCAATGCAGAGGGAGAGTATATGGGCAATCAAGGAGAATATTTAAGTAACAAATATTCAATATTAGGAAGTATGTTTCTTTGGTTTACAATTAAAGATAATTTACACTTTAGATATTCTTATGCTAAACAAGTATCAAAAAAGTATTGGATAGAATTCCAATGGGGTGTAACAGATAATGCGTATAACAATGCACGATATACCTTCAGACTAAAAATTAAGAAGAACTTACAACTATGGAAGAAGAATTAACAGAATATATATACTTTAATGAAGAATGGAATATAGAGAAAGACTGAGTATAGATGTATTTAACAAGTACATGGAAATTAAACAAGATATAATGTCTGATTTAAGACAAGTATTTTTAAGACCTAATTACTACACACATAAATATAGAGGTAACAAATTTACTGATATACATGTAGGAGTAGAGGAGAATGACTTCAGAGAACACAGAGTACAGATATTTGTACGACATGATGGAGTATGGATTAGAGACGTAATGGTCTACAATAGTAAAGGTTTAAAGAAGAGTTATATTAAAACAAACATGGAGTATGCATAAGATAAGGGAGATATTGGAAGAAGCTTATACTGTAATGGTATCATCAAAGGAGTCAGTTCCTTTAGTGGATGGTTTAATTGATGAAGCAATACTGGCAGATAAAACAAAGAAGTTAATGTCATTTGGAATGCATTACTTGAGAACAGACTTTGTAGAAGTAGAGAAGAAGTTCCCAAAGAATGACGAAGTAGAAGTTGATTTACATATGGACTTCGTAGTAATAAAAGGAGATGAGTATAGACGTTTAATGAAATTAATGGACAAGTATGAGTAGTTTTATGAAGAAAGGGAAGAGAGCTTCCCAAAGAAAAGAAGGAAAAGCTAGAATGGAAGAAGTAGTTAGTATATTAGCAGATTTAGATTTAGTAGCACATGAGTTAATTAATTCAGGTGTTGATATAACAGAGGAAAATCTGAAGTCAGAAGCAGAGAAATACACTGACAGAGCCTTAGGTAATTTAGAAGAGGCATTATTAATGAGTAAGCTAAAAGACTTTCAAGAAAAGTTAGAAGCTAAAAGAGTAGAAGCACATGACTAAGGAGATATTAAAAGGCTGGAGAAAACAGGCTAAGTTAAGAAGACATTTAAGATATCCTAGAGTAGAGATTGGTATCTCCCCTGGGTATGGGAGTTATAAAACTAAAATGAGAATGTCTACCTTTGTAGAGAAAGATGGAAGGTTGATGTTAGTATCTGATGGATTTGAGTTAGATGTATTAGTAGACGTGTGGGAAGGATTAGAAGCATTTAAGAAACATTTTTATACTATATGTGCTCTAACTATAGAGAAGGGAATATTTAATACAAAAACATCAATTAAAGAACCTAAGTAATGAGAATAACAGTTAAGAATATCCTATCGTATTTAGAAGGTAATACAAAGTATCTATTAGATGAGTTTGATTTATACCCTAAACACAAACAGGAGCAGGTGACATGGAGATTATTAATTTGTAAAGAAGATTGTGTAAAACAAGGGGAATGTGAATATTGTGGATGCCCACCACACAAGAAATCTTTTGTTGATAAGAGTTGTAATGGAGGGGATAGATTCCCTGATATGATGAATAAGGAAGATTGGGAACAATACAAAATAGATAAAAACATAGAACTAGATGAAGAAGGAATATAAAATAGAGAAGTCTTCTGTAATAGATTTATTGCAAGACCTAGATGAGTTTGAGACAAAGATACTTAAGTTTATGAGTAAGTATCCCAGATATAATTATTCAGTAAGTATAAACAACGATGGTAACACCTGGACGGGTGAAGTTAAAATAACAAAAGATGAAAAGAATACTATTACTTAAAAAGACATTAGACCACATGGAGTATTACAATAGTATGGCTCCATTTCCAGTGTACGATACTGGGATAGTGGATGACTTAAAAAAATATATAAAACTTATGGAAAGAGAACCGTCAGAATATGATAAGCTTCCAGTTACTGCATGTACGCATTGTAAAGAGACTTTTATTTTAGTAGATGAACTCGACAATGATATATGTGGTAGGTGCGGAGCAGTCAACGAGATAGAGATTTTTAAAGATATATACGAATACTTAGACGATAGGGATAGAGTTAATGAAGATAATTAAATACATTGATATTATAGCAACAGAGTACAACGATGAGGGGGAACCTTATGATGTAGTACATTGTAGAAATATTGGTATTCCTGAATATATTGATAGGAACGGAATATCAAGCATAAGTCCTTATTTTACTAAGGAAGGAAAACTATATAAAAATGTATCTCTAGTTGTCTATGAGGGACAACAGATGAAAGTAGTAGGTAATTATAATGATATATATAACAGACTACATAATTTAACTAATCCAATTGAAGGGTATTATGGGAAAACAAAACAAAGAGAAAAGACAATTGAAGACAGAGCCGAGGTTACAAGTAAAACTAAACGAGGAACAGAAGACAGTAGTAGCTGATTTCTACGAGCATGACGTGAATTTCATACTTGGAGATTTTGGAAGTGGTAAATCACTTGCTGCAATCTATACTGCAATAGCAGCGTTTAGAAAGAAGCAATTTAATAAGATATGGATAACACGTCCTATCTTAAAGAATAACTTAGCAACCTTGCCAGGAAGTATAGATGATAAGATGTATCCTTATATATTTCCACTGTTACAAAACTTAGAAGTATGTCAAGGTAAGGCAACTACAATTAGAATGAAAGATAAGGGGGATATTGAAATTATGCCTATTGAAGTAGCGAAGGGAGTTACGTTTATGGACTCTGTTGTTATTGTAGATGAATTTCAAGATTTAACTTATGATGATTTTAGAACAATCTTGACACGCCTCGGGCGTGACAGTAAGATTATCTTCTGCGGGTCTAGCCAGCAGATTGATAAAAGTATTGGAAATAGGTCATGTTTACACAAACTAGGTAAGTTACCAGAAAGTGGTATATGTGGATGGAATGAGTTAACAGCTAACCATAGAAATCCCATACTGACAGAAATTATTAAATTAATAGAATAATGAAGAATGTAAAAGCATTAAGTGTTAATATTAAACTGAAGACACTTTTTAAGACTTGGTTACAAATTACAAGAGTATTCCATGGTCTTACGAAACAGCAGCTAGATGTGTTAGCTTTATTGTTATACTATCATTACACTTTAAGTCAAGAGATAACCAATAACAAAATACTATGGAAGATAGTGTTTGATTATGAAACTAAATCTAAAATAAAGGAAGAGCTAGGGATAGCAGATGCAGGGTTGCAAAATGTCCTTACTCAACTTAGAAAAAAGAATATAGTTAATGACAATCAAATAGTATCCACCTATATACCAAATATAGAGAAAGGGAGCTCTAGTTTTAAGATAATATTTAACTTTAATATCATTCATGACAAAGGACGAGCATAAGAAGATAAAAGCACTCATACATAGAATAGGTTTAAGGTATAACCTACCAGATGAAGTAGTGAAGAGAATAGTAGAGTCTCCTTATGAGTTTGCCCACTCAATATTAAGTGAGGCTAAGTTAGATGGTATAAAATCATTAGAAGAATTAGAAACACATAAAACAAATTTTAATTTTAAAGCACTGGGTAAGCTTTATGTAAATTACCCATCATTAGAACGCAGGGAGAAACAAAAGAATTTTATTAACAAATTAAATAAGCAAAAATGGAAGAAGTAGTAAATTTAACTCAGGATGATGTATTGGAACTAATTACAGATTTTCCAATTGAACCATTGAGAAACAAAATTGTAATCACTACAAATGTAGAGGAAGTAGATGAAGATGAGGTTGACCTTATGGGAAACTCTTTTTCACCAGAACAGTATGTATTAGCTGTAGGAAGCTATTCAAAAGATTTTTTAAAGCCAGGACAGAAAGTCTTTTTAGACTTAGAGTCAATGACAGTAAAAGTTAATAACCCAGAGGATATTTATAATCCAGTTATGAAAATCTCACTCAAGCCAGTAGAGGTTAAAGGAAAGGTTTTTGGGATTATTACAGAGGATAAAATTGAATATTTAATACGAGGATAATATGTTTTGGAGTTGGAGTTGGGATAGCCCAGAGACATTGTTAGGAATACTAACAGCAAATGATGTACACATAAGCACACCAGATGAAGAATATACTTGTAGTTTAATTTCTATAGGTATAGTAATAGGTAGAATTGATATATTAATAAATAAAGAGAGAATCAATGATTAATTTAGAACAATCGTTACAAGTAGTAACACAAGCTATAGAGTTAGCAAATGGAAAGGGTGCATTTACCCTACAAGAATCTGCAACAATATTTGCAGCATTACAAACACTAACTAGAGAGTGTGAAACCCCACAGCCAGAGGCTAAGGAAGAAAAAGTACCAGCTAAAAAGGCTAAGGCTAAGGCATAATGAAGCTATTTGAATTAAAGGGATGGGAACTCCAGGTTTCAGAAGAAGCTTGGGGTCTTTCTCCATTTAGTAAGATACTGAAGCGTGATAAGACTAAGGGGAAAGAGAAAGCTTTAAAAGAAGCACTCTTTGTTTATTTTTGGTCAGATGTACGCTCCAACTATATACATATGCCTGATGAGGTTAAACTCTTAGAAATTAAAGGTGATATAGGCTTACCAGATAAATGGGAGAAAGATTCAGTAATAGATGAAGCTATAGAATTATATGGGCGTGTAAGTACGTCAGTAATTGAGAAGCTTTATTTACAATCACTGAAGTCAGCACAAGCCATTGGGGATTATCTAGAAAACGCTGCAGTCCTATTGGCTGAGAGAGATAACAATGGTAGACCAGTTAACGATATTGCAAAAATCACAGGAGCTGTACAGAAAGTACCTAAGCTAATGAGAGATTTGAAAGATGCGTATAAAGAAGTTGTTAAAGAGCGTGAAGACAACGACAATAAGAAAAAAGGTAGTAAGAAGTTTAATATATTTGAAGACGGAATTTAATGGAGAGACAATCAATATATAAAGAAAGAAAGCTAAATGCTATATTCAAGAATACTATTAAAGAAATAGTGGATGTAGTAACGATGACGATGGGACCTCATGGTAATACTGTTATTTTAACTAATAGTTATGAAGGACCTTACGCTACTAAGGATGGGGTGTCCGTAATAAGAGCTCTAGGATTTGATGACCCAGTTAAGGATAACTTGGCTAAGATGGTATTAGAAGTTGCAGAGGAGACTGTGAAAACAGCTGGCGATGGAACAACTACTGCTATTTGTTTAGCAGGAGCTATAATTAGAGTGGGCTTCGCCGAATTGGAAAGAGGCGAACAATATTTATCTCTCCTAAAGGATTTAGAATGGCTAGAGAAAGAAGTACTGGACCACCTCAACGAGATGTCAGAAACACTTAACAAAACAGATATTAAAGATGTAGCTACTATATCAGCAAATGGAGATGAAGCTATGGGTGATATTATTCAAAAAGCTTTTAATCACTCAAACAACGTCAAAGTAGAAGTTGGTATTAACAACTATGATGAAGTAGAAACAGTAAATGGTATGATACTTAATACAGGATATTTAGACCCTGCATTTGTAAACGTACCAGAGAAAGATACAATTGAATATAAGAATCCACTAATTATTCTAGTTGATGGAACACTGCATGACTTGAAAGATATTGCAGAACCACTTCAAAATCCAAATGGACCAATACTAATCGTAGCAGATGCAGTTAGTCCAAATGTACAGAATATTCTAAGGGATAATTATAATAGAGGAGCACTTGCGGTAGGTCTTATGAAATCACCAGGTTTTGGTGGTCATAGAAAAAGTCTCATGAAAGATTTGGAATTATTTACTGGAGCCAAAATGGGTACATCTTGGGGTCGAGTAGATAGCATTTCAATTGGAAAAGAAAAGAGTACTATAACTAAAAAGAAGCTCAGTCAATATTGTAAAGCTAGGGTAACAAATCTACGTAAATTAGCTAAGACTAAGGCACAGGATGATTTGTTAGAACAGCGTATATCAAATTTAACAGGGAAACTTTCCATAATTAAAGTAGGAGGGTTAACTCCTGTTGAGGTTAAGGAAAAGTATGATAGATATGATGATGCAGTATTAGCGGTAGGTTCAGCAGTAGAAGAAGGAATTGTAGCAGGTGGCGGACAAGCACTATTAGAAGTACATAATAGATTTCGTGAGTATGGTGTTGATAATAGATTTTTTGAAATACTATTAGCACCACTAAATACAATTAATAAAAACTCAGAATATACTTTACACATAGAGAGTAGAGATATGTTAGCTGAGAAAATATTTGACCCAACTAAGGTTACAAAGACTGCATTTATTAATGCTGTATCTGTAGCTAAAGTTATTTTGAATTCAAATGCCATAATTATAGACAGGTCATTATGGAATTAAAAATGAATAAATATCAAACTCCATTAAGTAAGGAATTGAAAGATTCTTTACCTAAGGAGATTTGGGATGATTTACTTGAGTATATAGCTCAGGTTAAGTTTATTCAGACTTTAATTGCTCCAGAAGATGTTAGGGGTTTTATCGCAGATAAGCCAATCATGACCTACACTACTGATGATGGGGAAGTTCTAGAGTATGAGGATGGGAGACGAGTTATTGATTTAACTGAACCTCATATACTAGAAGATATGGAGTTCTTTAGAGAGAGAGCCCTCTTTTTTGAGAAAAATGGTAAATACACAAACTTGATACCAAATCCAAACCCAAAATCAGATTATGCATCTTTTTGGCGAGAAGAAGTTAGACGCTGGAAAGATGGTTTAGTAAGACCAGATGGAGAGTGGATACCAGGGGAGTTATACTTCTATTGGAATTATGCTCCCATTTGGATTACTGAACGTAGTGGAAAGAGTAAGAAAAGGGCAGCAAGGGTTAGAAAGTTCCCAAAGCCGTGGTTAGGTGATTATTTATTTCACCATTATGTACACGCTGCTAAGGAACATGGACAACATGGAAAGTTACTTAAAACTAGGGGTGTAGGATTTAGTTTCAAAGCTGGAGCTTGGTCACCTAGAAATATGTATGTATATAAAGGGTCTGGTAATCCAAACTTCCATTTAGCATCAGAGAAGACATTCTTACTTGGTGATAAGGGAATTTGGGGTAAGGTACTAGATACTTTAGATTGGATAGCAGAGTTTACACCGCTACCAAGAATGAGGCTTGTTGATAAGAAGCAAGCTATGGAAGTTCAATTAGGTTATGAGGATGAGTATGGCTCACGTAAAGGTTTACTATCTTCCGTATTTGGAATATCTCTAAAGGATAATCCAGATAAGGCAAGGGGTATTAGGGGTCCACTTATTCATTATGAAGAGGACGGATTATTCCCTAACCTAGAGAAAGCTTGGGGTGTAAATAGAAAAGCCGTGGAAGATGGTGATATAGCATTTGGATTTATGCTTGCTGGTGGAACAGGTGGTGTTGAGGGAGCTTCTTTTGAGGGTTCTGAAAAACTATTTTATAAACCTGCAGCATATAATATTTATTCAATGCCTAATGTATTTGATAAAAATACAACTGGAGAAACAGAGTGTGGTTTCTTTTGGGGAGCATATATGAATAGAAACTTATGTTATGATGATGCAACAGGAGAGCCAGACGTTATTAAAGCAATGGTAGAGATATTACAAGGTAGATATACAATTAAGTATACTGCTTCTGACGCTCTAGCATTAACTCAAAAGAAAGCTGAGGAACCTATGACTCCACAGGAGGCTGTAATGAGAACTGAGGGTACTGTATTCCCAGTGGCAGACTTGAAAGAATACTTAGAGGATATATCTGTTAAAAAAGATAATTTCCTTTCTAAACACTTTGTGGGTAGATTAACTTTGGATTCTCAGAATGGTTCTGTACAATGGAAGTTAGACCCAGAAGTTAAACCACTTAGAGCATATGATATTGCTAGTGGGGATAAGTCTGGTGGGCTAGAGATATTTGAACATCCTAGAACAAATGCTGAAGGTAATATTGCTAGTGGAAGATATATAGCAGGGGTTGACCCTATTGATTCTGATACTGGTCAATCTTTATTCAGTCTGTTAGTAATGGATACATTTACTGATAGGATTGTTGCAGAATTCTCAGGTAGACCTAGAACAGCTAAAGAGGCATATGAGATATGCTATAGAACACTATTGTACTATAACGCTCAAGCTAACTATGAGAGTAACTTGAAAGGTTTATTCTCTTACTTCGACCAAAAGAATGCTTTGCATTTATTGGCAGATGTACCACAGATACTTAAAGATATGGACTTTGTAAAAGCTACAAACCTATATGGTAATAAAGCTAAGGGTACTCACGCTAATAAGCAAATCAACTCTTGGGGTAGATTATTACAGGCAGATTGGCAAAGGTCATTTGCTCAAGGTACTGCAGAAGAAGATGCAATACTAAATCTACATACGTTAAGAAGTTTAGCTTATATAGAGGAATGTATAAAATGGAATGCTGATGGTAACTTTGATAGAGTGTCAGCAGGTATAATGTTATTTATCCTTAGGGAAGACAGGTTTAAAAGAATTAAATCTGCTATGGATAATCAAGACAAGAAATTTAAAAAGTTATCCAATGACCCTTTCTTCAAGAAAAATTGGAATAATGAGCACTTAAAAGCTAATGTATTTGATGAATTAAATACTAAATAGCTATTAGTAACTGCAAGGGAATTTATATAAAACTATATTTTCCCTTGGATTTACATTAAAATTATCGTATATTTATAGATTATATATATAACAAATATGGCACAAGTAAAAAATTTTAAGATGCCCCAGCAGCGTCTTGCTTACTCACGTAAGAATAAGACATGGAGAATCCAAAATCTGGATGCTGCAGATAGATACTCATTTTACTACAATGAGTCGGTGCGTCAGACATTAAAAAATAAAGTAGTAAACCTTAATCTGTATAATGGCATTGTTGATATACGGGACCTTACTGATACAGTAAACCCATATCAATTAAATGCTTCTTTTATACCAGATAACTTACCACATCATCCTATTGCCGTGCCAAAAATAGATTTGTTGGTAGGTGAAGAGAGTAAAAGGCGGTTTGATTGGAAAGTCATTGTGACTAATCAAAATGCCATTACAGATAAAGAGAACAAAAAGAAAGATGCTTTAGAGGAAAAAATGATTCAATATCTTCAAGCTAACTATCCTGAAGAGGAGTTAGAAGGAAAATTAAAGGAGATAGAGGATTATTTTAAATACGACTGGCAAGACATTCGTGAAAAAATGTCTAATCAAATTCTAAGACACTATTGGTCAGAACAAGAGTTTGATACTATATTTCTTAATTGTTTTAAGGATGCCTTAATAATGGCAGAAGAAATAGCTCAGATTGATATAGTTGGACAAGAGCCACTATTAATTAAGCTAAACCCTTTGAAGGTACATTCTGTACGTTCAGGTAATAGTGATAGAATAGAAGATTCATCTATTATTATTTTAGAAGACCATTGGGCTCCAGGAAAGATTTTAGATTACTTTTATGAGGACTTAAAGCCAGCAGATATAGATTATATTACTGAGTATGGTTCTAAGACATCTAGCTCGTCTTATTCTGATGATGGAGATAACCACACTTTATTAAGAGATAATCTTGAAGGTGGTAATAGTGTATTAGGAAATGGATTTGAATCTATCTTTAGTTTAGCTGAAATTAATGGACATCACTTTGGAAGTAACTTTACTGACGAGAATGGCAACATTAGAGTACTAAGAGTATATTGGAAGTCACTAAAGAAGATTAAGAAAGTAAAATTCTATGATGAAGAAGGTGAAACTCAATACAAGATTATGTCAGAGGAATATATTGCTGATGAAACTGTAGGAGAAGAAGCTAAAGTATTATGGGTTAATGAATGGTGGGAAGGTACTAAAATTGGTAAAGACATCTATTTACAGATGAGACCAAGACCAGTACAGTTTAATAAACTAAATAACCCATCTTATTGTCATCCTGGAATTATAGGAGAAGTATATAATACAAATCAAGGTAGAGCTGTATCCTTAATGGATAGAATGAAGAACTACCAGTATATGTATGATGTAATCTGGGATAGATTAAATAAAGCCATAGCAACTAACTATGGGAAGCTATTTGAATTAGATTTAGCTAAAGTACCAGATAACTGGGAAATAGAGAAATGGTTACACTTCGCTGTTGTTAATAAGATAGCAGTAGTTGATTCTTTTAAAGAAGGAAGACAAGGAGCTGCCACAGGTAAATTAGCTGGTCCAGTAGGAGCAGGGATTGGTGGTAGAGCAATTGATATGGAGACTGGGTCATATATCCAGCAACATATTCAACTGTTAGAATTTATCAAGATGGAAATGTCTGAGATAGCAGGGGTAACTCAGCAAAGACAAGGAGCCATTCATCAGAATGAAACTGCACATGGTGTAGAGCGTTCTGTTAATCAGTCAAGTCATATTACTGAATATTGGTTCTTCAAACATGAAAAATTTAAATTAAGAGTTTTAACTGCATTTCTTGAGACTGCTAAGATAGCACTAAGAGGAAATAATAAAAAAGTCCAGTACATTCTCGACGACCAAACTATTGAGATGCTCAATATAGAAGGGAATGAATTTGCTGAGGCAGACTATGGCATAGTGGCGACATCTTCGTCTAAAGCAGTGGAATTAGAACAAATACTTAAAAACAATGCACAAGCCTTTATGCAAAATGGTGGAAGTATGGGTACTATTATGGACATATACTTTAGTCCTTCTCTTGCAGATATGCGCAAGAAGATTGAAATTGCAGAAGAAAAACTCAACGCTCAGAACTCTGCTCAAGCTGAACAGGCTAATAAGATAGCTCAACAAGCTCAACAAGCAGCTGCTGAATTAGAACAAACTAAGATAGAGGTTGATGAGAGAAAGAATATTAGAGATAATGAGACGAAACTTATGATAGCTAATATGCAAGTTCAATTAGGTGGAGAGGATACAGATGGTGATGGTATTGCTGACCCAATTGCTACGGAAAGACTGGCTTTAGATAAAGATAAAGCTAAGGATGACCTTACAGTTAAGATGAAAAATCTAGACCAGCAGATGACCATGCACAAAGACAAGATGAGTAAAGAAGATAAGAAGATTGCTGCTTCAAAACAGAAATCAGCAAAAACAAAATAGCTATTAGCAACTGAGGGGTAAGATTAAGTTTTTACCCTTTTGGTTTGTTTTCAGCTATTTTATTTAGTATATTTGTAAATTAACGGGAGAAAAATTAAATTATGGAAGATGACAATTTAAATATGAGTCTTTTTGATGGCAACGACCTGGAGTTAAATCTAGAGTTAGACCCAGTAGACTTAGAAGGGTTAGCAGAAGGAGCTGAAGACCCAGCACCAGCACCACCAGGTGAGGGAGCAGAACTAACAACTCCAGAAGACGATATTACTGAGGATGAAGATACCTCAGATGACAATTCACTTGGTGAGGGGAGTACCCCAGAGGTAGTAACTGAGGAAGAAGGACACGAAGAAGAGGGTGAGGAACAAGACGATTCTCCCAATTTATATTCTTCCTTTGCATCTGTTCTTAGTGAACAGGGACTCTTACCCTCTTTTGACCTTCAAGAGAAAAAGATTGAAACTTTAGATGAATTAAGTGAGGCTTTCAAAGTTGAAATTAATAATCAAGCAAAACAATACTTGGTTAATAAAGTAGGCGAAGATGGCTATGATGCTTTAGAAAAGGGTGTATCCCTATCAGAGTTACAATCATATAATGAAACAACCAATACATTAGACAGCATTACTGAGGATAACCTTAGAGAAGATGTTGAAATGGCAAAAAAGATTATTCTACAAGATTATATTAATCAAGGTATGGACCAAAACAGAGCCATACGTATTTTAAACAAGTCAGTAGATTTAGGAGACGATGTAGTCATTGAAGATGCTATGGAGTCCTTAACTAGTCTTAAAGCTTATGAAGCTAAACGTATTGAAGGTGTTGCCACACAAAGAGCTGCTGATACAGCTGCACTAGTTAAGCAACAAGAAAAAATTGACAATGACCTAAAGAACGCTATCTATAATAGTGAGGAATTAGTTCCTGGATTAGGTAAAGTCAACAAGGTGATGCAAGATAAAGTATACCAAAGTATTACTAAGATTGTAGGTGAAAACAATGGGATTGCAGAGAATAAATTAATGCAGTCCAGACGTGAAAACCCAATTGAGTTTGATACAAAGCTATACTACCTATTCGAGCTTACAAAGGGATTTACAGACTTTTCTAAAGTTGTTGGTAAATCAACTTCAAAAGCATCACAGAATTTAGAGAAAGCTCTACGTACTAATAGGTTTACTGGAAGTGACGCACCGTCATTTGTAGATGATAAAGAGAGTTACGGAGGAATAGGTTCAGAATTAGTATTATAAATCGTTTAATAATAAAAACAGAAATTAATTAATTATGAGTTTAGGTAAATTTGTTATGACCAAAGGTAAATCTTGGTCAGGATTAACACTTAAGAATCATATTGGTGCTATCTTCGGAAGCCAACCGCAATTAGTTTCACCATTAACTACTGTTCTTTTACAGAACTCTGGGATGAAAAACTTAGATACTACGTTATCGCTTTTCCCTGAGAAAGTACTTGAGTCATCTGATGATTTTGTATGGAAAGTTGTAGGAAGTGATGAACGTAATATTGCATTGGTCTCTGCTGAGTATCAAGGTTCGACTGTGTTAACAGGAGATTCTAGCGTAGGTGCTGGAAGAACGGTTATTGACTTGATTTTTGCTGAGAAGTACTTTACTAAAGTACAGGTTTTAGGTGGTAATAAACCAGACCTTTATCAGTATAGAATTTTAGGAGAGCCAAAAGAGGATGGTGGTAATTACCGCTATCAAGTAGAAGTTTGGGGTGGACAAGAAACCCTAGGTGGTGTACCAGGTAGTGATTTAATCGCAGGAGTACGATTCAGTGTTGAATCTGCTTATGTAGAAGATGAACTATCTACTGAAGGTGCTGGTATTGCATTCACATCTCCATACTTACTTAGAAATAGTGTTTCTACACTACGTTTTGAGCATAAAGTATCAGGAGCTATGATTGACACTAAAGTTAAGCCAGTCTACTTCACAGGTATTGAAACTAGAGACCCTAATACAGGGAAAGTACATTCAAGTGTTACTTGGATGCAAGAAGTTTATTGGCAGTTTGAGAAAGCAATGTCTCGTGTTAAAGCACGTACATTAATGTTTGGTAAAACAAACAGAGATGAAAACGGACGTTTCTTAAACAAAGGTAAATCAAATATTGAAATCAAAGCTGGTTCTGGTATTAGAGAGCAAATGGAAGTTAGTAATACTACTTCTTACAACAAGTTCTCAATAGCAATGCTAGAAGATTTGCTTTCTGAATTAGCAGAAGGTAAGTTAGATTTTGGTGAAAGAAAGTTCATGATGAGAACTGGGGAGCGAGGAGCTACTCAATTCCATAGAGCTGTAACTACTGAGGCATCAGGATGGACTTCTGTAGGCTTTGATAATACAGGTACTGCTGCAATTCAGAAAGTAACTAGTAAATTCAATGCTAACAGTTATTCAGCTGGTTTCCAATTCACAGAGTGGAAAGCTCCTAACGGAATCCACGTAATGTTGGAAATTGACCCAATGTATGATGACAAAGTAAGAAACAAAATATATCACCCAGACGGTGGTGTTGCTGAGTCTTACAGATATGACATCCTTTACATTGGTTCTATGGAAGAGCCTAATATCCAAAAAATTAAAGTTAGAGGTGACGATGAGTTACGTGGCTTTAAAGCTGGTATTAGAGACCCTTTCACAGGACGTAGAGGTGGAGTAATGCAACATATGGAAGATTCTGCTACTATCACAGCGATGTGTGGTACAGGAGCAATGGTTAAAGACCCTTCTAGAACTGCAACACTTAAACCAAATATCTTAGAAGCTTAATAATAAGCAACTATATAAAGAGTAAGGGGAGTCTAAATGATTCCCTTTATTTTATTTTGTAAAAATTTTAAATCGGGAGAAATAATGGAAGAAACTAAAAAAAGGTTTACTTTACCTAATGAAAAGGTAATAGTAAAATTTATACCTAGAAAAAAAGGTATGGCTGCTAATGTAGCAGACAATCATGTCATATCAGGAGGTATGATGAATCGAGCAACTATTAAGTATCAAGCACCAATACAGCGTAATGGAGCAATTGCAAATGTATTGAGTTCAGATGAAAAAGCAACTTTAGAAGAAATGACAGGTCTTAATCTAT